TTGCGGAGATTACCCGATTATTCACCGCATTATACCCGATCAAGCCGCACACCAATAATTAACAACCTTGCATAAAATCCGAGACACAGTTTCGGAAATTCACCAACCCGATAAAGACACAACCCTCCTCCTAACTCGTAACAGAAGTCGAGTTAAGGCATTTCCAAAGGGGAACATTCGTCTATTTTGGCGAGTTAAGAATCACCCAACTACTAATTATAAATGTTTTAGTAGTTGATTGCCTATATGGTCAAAGATCCTTGTTTTTTGACCATGAACCTATGGATATGGATGCTTAATCAACATTCACTTTACACAAGCCGATTTAAGTAAAGTGCGCTTTACATAAGGTTGCATTATTCGCAATCAAATGTGCAGGCAACCGACACACCAACATTTACCGAAATTTTGACGGCGGATGACGGCATCCGAGGCTGATCAACACTCAAAACCAGCAAGTCACCAGCAAGGGGGGTCACAAGTACCCCTGCAAAGAAAAGCCCCTCACTCGCACATGACAACGAGTGAGGGGCTAGCACTAGCACACAACCAAAAAGTAGATGCCCTCTGCCTTAAACCCATAAGGCGAGAGGGCGTGTTGAGAATCTACAAGAGCAAGAGAATCGCAACGATGAAAATATGCCGTTGACAATGATGCGGCGCAAGGATAATCGTAATAAATCTACAAGAGCAAATGTAGGTATCGTAACCACTGGAAATCGAGATTGTGTCGAGCCACTGGCGAAGGCAGGAGCCGCGTCTAACCCTCGCGGCTTAATTCGGAGGACACACACTCCATCCTCACTACGCTCCGATCTGAGAGCAGGCTTATCCTTGGGCTGTGGTAGTGAGAGACGCTTTTCGTCTTATGTGAAATTGATCTGATTTCAGATCGCACTTTTCTCTTTTCTATTTTCTTTGGGGGGTTTCTTTTTATCTTTTCTTTTTAACGCTGGGTGATCAATTCTTACCTTCTATGGAAATCAAAACATCTCAACAGATTGAGCAAATCGCTCTCAAGAAGCTAATCCCTTACGCTCGCAATAGCAGGACGCACAGCGACATTCAGGTAAGCCAGATCGCCGCCAGCATTAGGGAGTTTGGATTTACCAATCCTGTACTCATTACCGAGAACTACGACATCCTAGCAGGTCATGGGCGCGTACTAGCCGCAAAGAAACTGGGAATGGATTCAGTGCCATGCATCAAGGTTGATCATCTAAACGAGTTCCAACGAAAGGCGTACATCATTGCAGACAACCAACTGGCACTCAACAGCGATTGGAACTTTGATATGCTTTCGGTAGAAATTGATGAGCTAAACGATGTGAAGTTTGATGTTTCATTGCTGGCCTTCACAAACGAGCAACTGGCAGAAATGATCGGATCTCCTGAAGAACCAGTCGATAATGGACTGAAAGCGGATGAAAAGGAGAGAGAAACCTGCATTTGTCCCAAGTGCCGATTCGAATTTGTGAAGTAGTTATTACTTGCCCTTGGATTATAAATAACATATCACAAACTAATGGCTACACCAATTTTAGGGATGCTGCCGCCTTCTGGCTGGCATTATATTGAGGGAGACGTGCGTATAAACGGCGTCACCTACGATACCCTGATCAAGAATGTCGAGACTTACCGCGCCGAGAATCATCTGCCTAGTGGAGACGTAGAAGGGGATGTAAATAGCTTTGTCTGTTCCAACTGGCCTCAGTTTTGTCATGGGGTTGACATGGTCGCAATCACTTCAGTAAACCCTGAGACTGACACGACGGCGTTGTTAAATGACATCCAGTCGTGGGCTAAGAACCTCCAGCAAAGTCAGAACCAAATAAACATGGTTACGGACGAACTGGCAGAGGCTAGGGCAAAGACCTGTAGGAACTGCCCTGAGAATTTGAACTGGCGCGGAGGCTGTAGCTCATGCATCAGCACCACCGAAAGGCTGACCGCAAGCGTGAGGCAGGGTCGAGACACACAATCAAGTGGGGTGCTTGGAGGTTGCAGGTCAATGCGTCACGACAACAGAACCGCTATCTTTATCGACAAGGATAATTTCAACAAATCAACCAACCTGCCTGCTAACTGCTGGCTCAATACATAATTATGGCAAACCTAAAGCCTCTTCCTCCAAAAATTACAGATTACTACGGAACAAAATCCGCTCGCGTTGTAGACGTCCACGACAAGCCAAGGATTCTTGGTCTGGATGTAGTCAACCCTGATCATGGCAATCTTGATGTCGTCAACAAGGACACGCTTCAAGTTAGGAGGACTTTTATAGATGCGACTCAGGCGCACGCCGCATACCGCAGGCTAAAACAACAGAATGTTGAGAGGAACAGGAAGAACCAACTAATCCAGAAGAAACTCAACAACGAGCCTCCATATCAGGCTAAGAAGCTGGAAAGCATGGGTCAGAATTGGAGGAGCAACCGACCCACAGGATTCCTTTCTACGATGGTCAGCCGAATTCAGCCCCCATTCAGGCAGGTAATTGAAAGTGCGGCTACGCTTACATACGCGAAGTACCCGATTGATTCACTCGATGCCGAGAATAAGACCAAAGTATTCCGCGACGAAATAACCAAGTGCATTAGGGGATGGAAAGGGTTTGACGATTTGGTTGCCCAGATCGTCCATGAGAATACAACCTTTGGATTCTGTGGAATGTGTTGGGATGACCTTCGCGACTGGAAGCCCGAATTCCTTCGACAAGATTATACCTTCTTCTCTATCGAGACACCGCAACAAACTGACCAGACGCCAATCTGGGCGCGAAAGAGACGCTATCAGATCGCGGAGTTGCTCCCAGTCTTGGAACAGCCTGAACTTTCGGCAGCCGCTGGCTGGCATATTAACCACCTGATCCAGTCGATCAACCAAGCGATCCCTGCTGGCAGGACGCTTGACGCCGACGACGACGCTCGCAGGTACGAGGATTGGATTCGCGAGGGAAGTTACGGAGCCAGCTACGAGAACGACGCAAAGTATGTTGAGCTTGGAGAGATCCTAGTCAGGGAACCCCACGGCAAAATCAGCAGGTTCTTGTTTGACGACAAGAGCGGATTGGAAATCTGCACGCAGGTAGATCGATACAACAAGATGAGCGAGACGCTCGCTCTATTCAGTATTGAGATCGGTAGCGGAAACCTGATGTCATCTCGCGGGGCTGGGCGTGACCTGTACAATACGCACGTTGCAGTGGAGAAGGCTCGCAACCTAGTTGTAGACAACACCTACTTGAAGGGGTTGCTGCTCTTGAAGAAGGGGCCAAACGCAAAGGTAGGAGTGCCTCCGCTTTCAGTGCTTCACCCAGTCGGATATATCTCCGAGGGATACGAGGTCATCCCACAGCAATTGCCAGCGGATGTGGACGATTTCCTCAAGCTGGATCAATTCATCACTGGGTTGGCTGAGATTCAGGTGGGAACATTCCTGCCATCTGCACCTGTTGACAATAGCGGACAAAAGAAAACCGCTTCTGAGATCAATCGCACAGCCGCAATTGAGAACCAGCTTCGCGAGGGAATCCTCACGCGCTTCTCGCGCCAGTTCTCACAAGCTGTTGAGCGTATGCAGAAAGGAATCTGTCACCCTGAACACATCAAGGCGGCGGCTGACTTGAAAGAAAAGATGGATGTTGTGAAACAATCCGAACCAAACGCCGTATGGGCTAGGCGCGAAGTGGTGGACGCATTTGATAAGAGCCTTATGGAAATGCCTCCGTTCATGGTTCCATTTGATGTTCCTGAACACCTTGATGAGGACGCAATTAACTGCGTGTACGACATGCTCCAAAAGAATGTCCCACCATCTGACATTCTTCTCATGGCATACTCACCTGCCAGCCAGCTTCTTCAGGATACAACGCCACAAGACAATGTGATCCTAGACTCACTGATCCAACGCTACACTGGCAATCCTAACGTAAACCAAGACGAGCTTCTAAAGCTGGATTGGAGCAGGAAACTGGGAGAGACAGTCGCCAACAGCGTCATCCTTCCAAAGGATCAGGTTGAGGCAATCGCTATTGAAGCCACGCGCCAACAGGTATTGGAACTTCAGGCCATCATCGCAGGTCAGGACATTCCTGTCTCACCACGAGACAACGACATCGTCCATCTTGATACAATGAGCCAAAAGCTGATGCCAGTGATTGCCAACGTGCCAAGGGGTGGTCTGACCCAAGAGGCAATTGCCCCGCTTATGGCTGCCATGAAGCACTACGTTGGACACATTACCGCCGCTGAACAAAAGGGCGCAATGCCAAAGCAGACGCAAAAGTATAGGCAGGCCGCAAAAGATGCGTACACGCACCTAACCGCTGGTCAAGCCGCCCCTCCTGCTGAGAACGTGATACCTGCCGCCATGCCTCATGGTCATCGCGGTGGTGGCGGTCACGCAGTAACATCAGTAGCGCAGGAAAAGAACCTTCAACAACAATACCAACAACAAAATCCTAGCCAAGGTGGAATGATTGCAAGTGTCGCCAATCCACCAAGGCCAGTAACAGCGGCGTAAGCCAAACAAAACTATGGGCGGATCACCTACACAACCAACTCAAGGCGCAACAAACGCAGCCCCACAGGCTCCAACAACGCAACCGCTAACCAACCCAGATGGAAGTTATCGCTTGGACGCTGAAGGAAAACCAATGTACGCACCTGTGGAAACAAACCCACAAGACGCCGTGATGAAGCAAAGAAGTGAGGCTGCACAAAAACCAACCACCTCAGAAGATGCTTTCCAAAAGGCTTGGAAAGGAAAAACCGCTGGCGTGAGTCCTAATTCTTACGGACGCGATTCAAGCAAGCCGCTTTCTTCTGAGCAGGCAATAGATATTGGCTTGGCATAATATAGTTGACATAAATTAAATTAAGTCAGAAAACCTATGCGTCTTCTGACACAACAAATAAATTATGACTTGGGAAACATCTGACTCTGCACGATTCCGCGAATATCATCAAAAGTCTGGGGGGAAGCTAATTGGCTTCCTGTATTCCATTATTCCACCAACCACTGGAAAAACAATTGAGTCAGTTGCCCTTGAGGCAAAGTACAAGGAAGGCGCGGAGTTTATCCTGCGCCAGATGAATGACATACTTTTAGACGAAAACAAAAATGATGATGCTTCGTCGGCGTCATTTGTGTCGATGTAATAAATTATGGAAGAAGAAAACCTAGTACCAGAGATCACCGCCGCCAACCGCGATGGTGGAGCCGCAAACCTCAACGCTGATCCAATCAGCAGTGACGTTCATCAATCAATCGACTCGCTTCTCGATGAGGCGGAAAGAGAGACAGGGGTAGAACCCCAAGAAACACAAGAACCAACAACATCAAATGAAGACACTACAACGCTTGATAGCATCTCTGGCACAAACAGCCAGCAACCTGAAGCAATCGTTCCAGATCCTGTTCAACCAGCAACAGAAATACCACAACCAGAGTCTGGAGTCGAAGTTTCACCCAGTTCCGTTCAAGAACAAAAAGCCGAAATCGATCCAGAAATTCTCGCCATCGAACAGCCGCGCAACCTCTCCGAAAAAAATCAAAACAATTGGCGCAAGCTGCAAGAAACAGCCAGCGAGTACAAAAAGCAAGCGGCGGAAGCCGAAGTCTTGCGGCAACGGCTAACCGAATCCCAACAGCAACAGGTACAGGCTCCCACCGATTACGAAGAGCTAAAGAAATTCAGGCAAATCTTTGACATCAAGAACGACCCTGAGTTCCAAAGCAAGTATACGCAGCCAATCAATTCTGCAAAGGAGAACATCTATAGCATCATGAAAAAAAATGGGGCTACGGATGACCTCATTGCCAGTATTGAAAAGGCAGGTGGCCCAGACAAGGTTGACGACAAGTGGTGGCAAAACAACGCCATCAGCAAGCTGGGACTGACTGACGCCGAGAAGCTAAAGCGAAGCCTGATTGATGTATCAGACCTGAAAGAAAAGCAAGAGGCTGAGATTTCTCACGCCGCTGAGAACGCAGAGCAGATCCTTGAACAGCGTCAGAACCAAGCCAAGGACTGGTATCAGAAAGAGACAACGGAAGTACGAGATTATGTTAACCAGCTTACAAAAGAAGTACCTTGGGCAAGATACCAAGAGCCTCCTGCGAATGCTACACCTGAACAGATTGAAAAGATCCAGCACCACAACAAAAATGTGTCAGCACTTGAGGGGAAGTTTAACAGCGCGCTCTGGCCCAAGACCGCAAACGAACGTGCGTCAATCGCCGCAGCAGCCGTTTATAGCGACATCCTGAGTGCGACCCTCCAACAAGAACAGGCCGCAAAGGCTTCTCTAGAGGCCCAACTCAAGAAATTGACTGATGAGAACGGCAAGTTGAAGGCGTCTGGAAGGATGCCAAAGCAGAATGTTACGACCCAGTCTGTCAATAAATCAAACGATCTCCAGTCACGAATCAAGATGAATGCCAGCGATGCCATTGACCTTGGACTTGACGAAGCGGGAGCATAATTATGGCAATCCTTGATCCTATCTCTACTCCTATGCAGGAGCGGACAATGAAGGCTACGGACTCACCGAATCCTTTCATGACTCCAACTCCGCCCCCTCGCAGGTTGGACGGCAGGCCAGTGGCTCCAGTTGTTCCAATTCCCTCGAATTTGGGGGAATTAAAACCAGAACCAGAACCAGATCCTGTACAGGAAGTTGTACAACCTGAACCTGTGGAAGAAGCAGAAAAGCCAAAGCGCGGACGCAAGCCAAAGCAAGCATTAGAAGAAGTTGAAGCACCAAGAGTACAGAACCCCATTATTGAAAGTAGAACCAAAGAAGGGCTTCCTTCGTACCGCTGTGAGTTTGCTGGGCGCGACATCTTTGTTGGCTGGCCTTGGTACAAGTCTTCTAATCCTGTCACAGCCGCAGTCAATGTCGCGATCGCCCTTGACTTTGGAAAAGACAAGATTCGTTTTGATATGTCAATCGGTGATGCAAAAATTGAGCATTCACGCAACCGACTAGCTCACAAGTTCCTAGAAACTGACGCCAAGTGGATGCTGATGATCGACGACGACATCATCCCATCAATCGGACGCCCAGCTTGGTTTAGGCACTGGGTTGCGGGAGCAAGGTCACTAGGAGACCTGCCACTACAGCGTCATGTGTTACACAGGCTTATAGGCGCGGGAAAGAGCCTTGTGGGGGCGGCTTACTTCGGTCGTCAGGAGGGAGGAGCCATAATGTGCGCCGATCCACTCCTCGCACCGCGAGCCAAGGCATACGAGGACGCAGTAGTTCCAGTTGATTGGGTAGGAACAGGCTGTATGCTAGTTCACCGAAAAGTATTTAACGACATTAAGGAAAAATTTGGAGATAGCCTGAAGATCGATGTACCTGACTACGATTACGATTACTTCCGACCATTCGATAGCGCAAGGGGCGAGGATGTTTCATTCTGTCTGAGGGCAAAGGAGGCCAGCCACCAACCCCACATCGACCTTGGTCTACCAGTATTCCACGTTGGCTATAAAACATACTAATGAAAATCTACGCATACTACCAAAACATCTCCCAATCAAAGCAAGGCGAGGAATTTGCCTGCGCCAATTGGTGGAAGACTAGCTGGACAAATCAAGGATGGGAGCCTGTCATGCTCAATAGGAGCCACGCTCTTGGTAGCCCGATATACAACAAGCTCCAACAGAAGTTGATGGCTAATACAATGGGCCTTCACCCTGAATTACTGAACAGATTTGACTGGATAGTAGCACGTTTCATCCGTTGGTGCGCCCTCTACGCCGCTGGCGGCGGATGGATGAGCGATTATGATGTAGTGAACAAAAAATTCACCCCAGAGATAGCAAAAACGTATGAAGATCACGGAACTCTCCACATGAACTGCGGCGAGCCTGCATATATCTTTTATGCGACCAAGGAACATTGCGCGAACGCGATAAAGAAATTTATTCAAGAGCCTATTGTAGATAGCAATAAGATGATTAACGAGTCCGAAGTTCTTGAAATACAAAATACTTTGGATGATGTTCTTCATTTAATTCATCACGCAAAAAGTTCTGATCTTGAAGCTAGATCACAGGTTATGTTAAATACTCTCTCTGATGAGAAGCCCGTTTGAGAAGCGAATAACCTTTATGCACACTGGTCACATAGGTGACATTATTGCATTTTTGCCTGTATTCAAGGCGATGGGTGGAACCACAATAGTTATTCGTGATGAAACTTGGATGGAGCCAATGAGTGGATATAAGTACAACTCACTAAAGCCGTTACTTGAAAGCCAGAACATTGAAGTTTTATGGAATGACGGAAGGTATGGAATTGATCATGACTTGGCGGGGTGGCGCGAGTGCTACGAACACCATATTTCACTTACCGACGCACAAGCAAGATACTTGTATCTTGTTCCAAGGGGTCATGGTTACATGGACATAAAAGAGCCTTGGATCAAGGTAGAAGCTGATGTAAATACAAAAGGAAGAGTTATATTTAATCGCACACCAAGATACAGAAGCCCTCATTTTTCATGGGATAAAGTACATAAACATTTTGGAGATAAAGCGTTGTTCATTGGAAGAGAAGATGAACATAAAGAATTCTGCGATCTTATTGGGAACATTGAATACTACAAAACAGATAATTGTCTTGATGTTGCAAAAGCAATTGAAGGTGCTGATTTTTTTGTTGGAAACCAATCTAGTTCATTCTGGATAGCCGCTGGTCTTTTCAAGCCATTACTACAAGAAACTTGTGAGGTTCCTAATAGCATTGTCAGATACAAAGGAGCGCACTACACGCCAAATTGTGACGCAAACCTTTCAGTGTTATGAAAACACTTTTGTTTTGCACCTCTTATGCTGATTCACAGGATGGGTGGAGCGGAAGATATAAATCTTGGTACGATTATTATGTATCAGGAAAAGTAAAGCATGATAAAATGCTTATGTTTGATGATGGAAGTCCTATGATGCCATCATTTTGTCCATCAGAAGTTATATATACTTTTCCAACTCATTTAGGAAAACGAACAATTGTTGATTACGATGGATGGTATAGGAGCTTTGGAAGTGCAATACAATACGCACAGAATAACGGATTTGATAAAATTGTTCACTGCGAGGCTGATGCGTATTTATTATCAACTAGGATAATTGATTTTGTAAACTCGCTAACTTCTGGATGGCATTGCTTTTGGTGTCCAAAACACAATATGCATGAATCCGCATTGCAAGTAATATGTTCAGACCAAATCCAATCATGCATAAACTTTACTAGCGAGCCTTACGACAAATATAGAAATCAACCAATAGATTGTTTATTTCCATATACTGATGTACATAAATTTTTTATAGGGGATCGGTACGGAGAATATGGTGGAGATTACATACCAGTAGGTTCAGATTATTCGTGCCAGACAAGTAGCAACATGATAAACAAATTCCAAAATGAACATTGAAGAAATGCTATCTATAACTGGGAAGAGAGAAAAATCTTTCCGCTACATGGTTGATTTCTTAAACGGAATAGAAAATCCAATAATTGTAGAAACAGGATGTGCTAGGGTTGAAAACAATTTTGAGGGAGATGGAATGTCCACGCTAATTTTTGATGCATTTGTTGGATCAAATGGAGGCAATTTTTACTCGGTGGACATCAGCGAGGACTCTGTTGCATTTGCAAAATCTAAAATTACCAGTGAAAAAACTCGAATTGCCTGTGAAGATAGCGTCGGATTCCTTCACAGATTTAATCAACAAATTAATCTTCTTTATTTAGACAGCTACGATTTAGATCCAACAAACCCGCATCCGTCATCTCTTCATCATATTTACGAATTGATTGCTGTATCAAAGTGCTTAAAAAAGGGAACAATGGTTGTTGTTGATGACAACCTCAACGATGAAATTGGCAAAGGGAAATACATTGCTGACTACTTTGTTAAGATTGGAGTTCCAATGATATATTCAGGGTATCAACAAATTTGGAAAATATAGTTGACGATTAATTATTTATTTAGTAATAGTCACTCAACTCGGTGTGTTCCCTCCGTATGGGAATGGCTTGGTGGAAGCCGCAAACATTCACTAACACAGGCCGCAAACAGAAGCTAGAGCGTGCCGCTAGCGACACCAACCAAACTTCGTATCGTGACTGCACGCAGTCGCTGTACACCCTTGGGGTTGTCGCTACCACAATTGGTTGTGACTCCTTCAAGTCAACCAAACTAAATAATATGGCTAGTCAAGGAACTGGGGTAGGTAACTCTGCTGTTGCAAACAGCGGGTACATCCCCAACACAGATACGGCTCCAGTAAATTACTCCAATCTTGGAGCTTCTACTAATGCGAGCGCAAACTTCAGCAATTGTATTCCACTTGCTACGATCCAGAATTTCGCTTCGAAGGATGTCTCGCGCATCATCGGACAGATTGCAAAGGTTCTTGCTCGTAAGTCCCCCTACATCAACTCCATCGACGGCGGAACTATTCCTAACGTCTCGGATGTTGTCCGTAGTGTTGTCGAGGAAATGGCAGTCCCTGTCGCTTCTCTCGCTTCTCCTACGTTCGTGGATGACACTACGCTTTGCGGCGTCGGTGCTGCCGCTGATCAAGTGGGATCGACCGAATACCAGTTCAGCTTGCAAACCCTTCGTGGTGCTGGCCCTCGTATTTGCGTCAAGCAGGCTCGTACGGCGTTCAAGGGAAGCTATCTTCAGGCTCAAGTCAGCCTTGAGAAGAGCATCCTCCAGATCATCAACGCTGACATCCGTTATCAGTATCTCATCCAGTCTGGTGTGAAGTATGTGGTCAATTCGACCCAGTCCTTCACCTCCAACCTCACGGGTGATATGCAGCAGATCAACACCAAGTTCGCTCAGATTCTTCCTGACTCTGCTCTGAACTTCAAGACGCTCTATCGCATCGGAACCTTCCTTCGTGAAGAGATGCTTGCAGAGCCTTTTGCCTCCAAAGAGGGTGAGTTCTTCCAAGTCATGCTCTCCGCTGACGCCATCGAAAACATCCGCAACGATGCGGACGTCAAAGAGGATCTCCTCTATTTGACCGCTGGTTCGTTCAAGCTGGGTGAGGACAGCATCAGTGGCTATCAGTTCCAAGGATATCGTGGATTTGCTTTTGGTATTGACCAACAGCCTCTCCGCGCCTCTGGTTTTGACGGCAACGGAAACCTTGTCCTGATCAACCCAATCGTTAGCTCGGCTGTCACGAACGGCTTCGCTCAACGCCGTAACCCATCATGGGTTGCAGCTAACTACGAGGTTGGTTTCGTCATCGCTGGTGACGCCTTCAAGCGTCTTGTACCAGAGCAGTACGTTGGCGAGGGAACCTTCAGGTTTGCTCCTCAACTCGCTATGGGTGAGCTTGAGTGGACGTACTTCCGCGACAACGATTGCAATCTCTACGGAGATTTCGGTCAGCACATCTATCAGATCCAACGTGCGATCCAGCCAGTGAGGCCGCAGAATGTGGTTCCTGTCTTGTACAAGCGTTGCCCATTTGATGGTGCGCCTCTTCCTTGCTCGACCAGTTCGACTGGCCTGTAATAGGTAGCTAGTTATCGGTGGCTGATGCAGGATAAAACTTGCATCAGCCACCTCAACTGACTATTTTTCCAACAAAACCTAATTACCATGTCACAATTTCCTGAATTCACCTCTAATCTCTCAACGGCAAACTGGCGCGCAAGTGTTCTTGCTTACCTACAGGGAATAACCAATGGAACTTACGCCGATTATGTAAAGCTAGCAGCACCTATTCCTGCTGGGACAAATAGCATTGGAACCGTTGGACTTAATACTGGAACAAACAGCATCGGAGTTGTTGGTCTTAATGCTGGAACAAACAGCGTTGGAACCGTTGGACTTAATACTGGGACTAATTTCATTGGTAGTGTGAATCCAGACTCTACTGGAAGCGGCTCAGTAACGACTAGCACGCCCCTTGTTATTACAACCACAAGTTTTGGCACTCTTGCATTTCAATCGGATGCCGTTGCAACTGGGACGGTAACAATCGAAGCGTCTGTTGATGGAACAAATTATACCGCTACAACTTATGCCGCTCTAACTACTGGAAATACGTCTTCTAGTTTTAACGCTGCAACAGCAACCATTGGTCAGATTGATACCTCTGGGTTTAAAAACATCAGATTTAGGTCTAACACAATTGTTGGCACTGTAGGAATCACTTACAATTTAAGCAAAAACGTCAGCAATGTGATGCTTGATAATCCCCTTCCTGCTGGAAGCAATGTGATTGGGGCTGTCACCTCAAATAACTCTGAGATCAAGGTTCAATCATCTTTCACTCGTCCAGCAAACACTACGGCATATGTGAGCGGTTATCTTGTAGCTAACAGCACCACTGCTGGTTCCGTAGTTGCTCTTTCTTTTGCGTCTGTATCTAGGAATGCTGGAGATTGCGTGAGAATTGAGAGGGCTAGGATCAACACGAGTAATGCTCTGCTTACCAACGCTAGCTTTAGGCTGCACCTATTTGAAGGAACGCCTGTTCCCACAGTAGGTGATGGGGCTGCATTTAATGCTTCTGGAGTCCTTTCAACATCTGGTGTAGCTGGATACCTTGGAAGTATTTCCATAACCCTTTCAAACTCTGGAAGTGATGGATCAAGCGGCAGGGGTGTTCCTGATGTTGGGAGTGCCATAACGGCATCTCCGACAAGCGGAACAACCATTTATGGTCTACTTGAAGCCACCGCAGCATATGTTCCAACAAGTGGTGCTGTATTCACAGTATCTCTTGAAGGGTATCGCCCTTAATTAGCATGAGCGGATTTCCGATTATATTCGGAGGTGGTTTTGACCCAAATGCCCTAGCCTACTTTACCACGGCGGGAATTGGAACTGAGGCGGTCACCCCTACGGCATATGATTCTGCCGCTAGTTTTAATGGTAGCACTCAGTATTTGACGACACCTAGCTTTTCGCAGACTGGATCGTTTACTATATCTTTGTGGGTTTATCCCACAAGTTCCACATATAATGGGATTTTAGTTAAAGGCACTTTTTCAGCGTATGATTGGCAAATTTTTACTATTGGAACTAATGTGTACCTTCAAGGGGGAACTGGTCAGGCAGTTTCAATCAACACGCCAATAACTTTGAATGCTTGGAATCACCTTGTTGTGACTTACGATTCTTCTACTTTGATAAAAACAATTAGAGTTAATAACGGAACGGCTGTGTCTAATACTGGCACTGGCACGATGCCAAATAGTTATTCTGTTATTATCCTTGCATATATGTATGCATTGGTGGCGTTAACAGGAAACGCCGCAGGGATGGGATATTGGAGCCGAGTCCTTTCATCCACTGAAATCACCTCCCTTTACAACGGAGGCATTGGCCTTACTTACTCTGGCATTCAGGGTGCTGGACTCACCACAAACCTCGTCTCTTACTGGGCACTCAACCAAAATAGCGTCACGGCAGATTCAGCAGGATCAAATACCCTCACCAATACTGGAAGCGTAACGGCATCTGCCACCTCTCCAATAGCTTCTGCCACAGCTTCATCTCGTCAACTGATCAATTCCTTTGTTAAAGGCGTGAAAGGATTGGGACTCTGGTCAAACATGGTTTGCTGGCCTTTGAGGAGCAGTCAAAATGCCAATGGCACAACGGCTTATTCACTCGGTGGTGCTGGAACCTATAATGGAACACTAACTAACATTCCCGTAGGTAATTGGACATCAACAGGATTACTTAACTCGTCAACAGGCTATGTCACCACAACTCTTTTAACTGGAAGCACTGCGTCAAATAATTTTATTGTTGTTAACGAAATTGTTAATGGCTCTAAAACTTATTATGGAGATTTAACTTCGTCTAACTCAAAAGGAGCTAGGGCAAGAGACGATCAGTTTCTTGTAGGAAATGGAACTTCTTACACATCAATTCCATATTCAGCAACTAGCTTAAATAATTTCAAATCTCTTAATTATGATGTGACCGCATCTACTGCGACAGTGTATTTGAATGGATCTAGTATTGCAACTGGATCTTTAACTGTACTGCCCCCAGCATCAACAATTCCAATTTCATTTTTAGCGGCTAATGATGCTGGAAGTGTTGCTCAATACATGCTAGGAACGATGTCATTTTATATGTGGCAAAATACAAATTTAAGTTTTAGCTCTACTGCTTCGCTTTACTCTCTTTACAAACAAACAATTGGACAAGGATTGGGATTACCATAATGAGAACTTTTTCTTCTTTATATCCATTACAAGATGCCAGTTCATTGCCTTGGGCGTGGGAATTGTCTTCAACTCCTGAATGCATTCCTGTTTGGGGGGGTAATATACGACCCACTCCTCAATTTAATTCTTATAACATTGATGAAACAGGATGTCCAATAGGTGTAGGAAACCCCATCTCCTACACATGGGAAGCACTCCTCGATCCTGCCGACACCCCATTGCCTGATTGGATCACGGAAACGACTCCTTCAAATGCTATTGAAGATCAATTAAATCCTGCTACAACAAACTAATGAACGCATCTGGACAATCTCCCCTTTTAGGGTCTGCTACAAGTTTGACATTTTTGTTTTTTTCTATTGTGCCAGAGGTTCCTCCACTTGCTCAATGGATCTGCCTTGGTCTTTCTGCTTTAGCTTCAATCCTAACAATCATCAAAAACGCAAGCCGATGAAAAAAAACTTGGAAGCATTGATTCCTCTGCTTGGAACACTTCTCATGGTTTTTGGTGGGTGCGCTCATAATCCAACCACAATTTCGGTAGCTCCTGCGGTGGACAATATTAGCGCAATTCAAGGCAACCTTTCTGCGGTTGACAATAAAGCAATAGTAATTCAACAATGGTTAAAAACACAGAAATGAATAAACTAGCATTAGCAATTTTATTTGTCATGGCGGTAGCAGTTCAGGCTACAACTATAACTAAAAATGACATTATCAAAACAATCGAACACCAGCGTCAATTAGTCCATGAGGCACAAGATCAAGCTACCGCAGCTAAAAGCGAGCTAGTGGGCGTGCAGGAAGCAATAAACACACAGACAGCAAAGCTGCACGACACAGAAAACAAGCTAGATGTCGCTACCAAGGAGCTTTCTACCGCAAAACATCACCTGCATATGCTTCTTTTACTTTGCTCAAGCCTTATCGGGTTCATTGTATTTACTGGCGTACTTCGCTTCTCGTCCACTCTGCTTGCGTTCTACCCTCCTGCGCTAGCTGAGTCGTGGTTAATATCTGTTGGGGCGGGCTTCATAGCAGGGGGGGCGGCATGGAGCCTTCTGGGTCATCTGTAATCAAGCAGAAGCTAGAGCAGAGACCTCTAGACAGCAAAAAGTGTCTCTATGCGATTTTCGGATCGTTGTGTGTTCTTCTTGTTTTCTCTGGTTCTGCGTTCCTGATTCTGACCCATGCGGAGGCCGCCAAGGAGATAGTGGAACTCGCAAACTTGGTCGTGATGTTCTTTGGTGCGGTTGTGACGACACTCATTACAGGGACAGCCGTAATGGACTGGAAGGCGGTCACGGCATTGCAGCACATTGATGAATCCTCTAACCAACGTATTGAAAGCAATCAAGCACTTCCACAATACCAATCAAACACTACGGAATTACGGCGAGACCCAAAAGATTATCTGATAGCGCATGACACCACGTTTTAGTAACTTCCTGCCCTTCATATTCCAGCATGAATGCGTATTTGCAAGGGGCCACTATGGTGATTACAATTACGTCATTGCAGAGGAGGTTCAGGGAGATGATGGTGGCGTAACAAAGTGGGGATGCGACTTCCGAGAGTTCAGTGAGGCTCCATTCAAGTTAACAAAAGACGACATCAGAAATCTCACTTGTGACAAGGCAACAAAATTATACTGGTACAACTGGGATAAGTACCATGTTGACCATATGCCAGAAAAAGTTGGTGAGGTATGGTTCAATTGTAAGATTGTTAGCGGCGCACCTCAAGCGTACAAGATCCTGTACAGGACTGGCAACGATGCCGCTAAATTTATTGCCGACCAAAAACGAGTAAATTCTTTGATAATAAAAGCACATCCGAACGATAAAAAATTCTTGGCTGGGTGGAACAATCGTCTCGACGATCTAACAAAATATCTGCATATCACATAGAAGTGAAACGCAACAAACCAAACAACGTAACAAACGAAGAATGGGAGGCGATAAACAAGGCGATACAAGTAATCTCCGAACACTTTTTGAATACGGCATTGTTTATTAACTGGGTAGATGAGGAAGGGGAAACCCAGCACTGCGAGATATTTGATGGAAATGGATTCGCTTTAGAAAACCACATTGAAAAGTGGGTTGATGGTGATTTTCTTCCAGATGAATTTGATGATGACGACGACGATGACAAGCCCAAAAAGGCAAAGGTGTAAATATATGCATTTAGTCTTTACAAAAAACTATCAGTGATCAATATTTGCGGATATGTCATGTGGATGTAACAATAATTCTAATGGCGATCCTTTTGGGTATAGTCCGTATGGAAGTGCCTGTGCGCCAGAGCTTCCATATCCTCAAGTTTCAGCAGAGTCAGTCCCATCGCTAATTAGCAATTTGACCTACGCTCTTTATGGAACGATTACAAAATCAGTAGTCAACGGACAGATTATTTGGACTACCCAATGTGATCCAAGCTCCACGGCAACAATAAATGGATTTCCACGAAATGATGGTGAGGGTCTTTTGTGTTATTTGTTAAGGTTTTTCAATTACATCGGAGTAAACACAATAACTCCCGTTAATTTTAGCGGACAACTTTTGGGAGATGTTACAGGAACTCAAGCTGCGACATCTGTTGTAAAAGTAAATGGAGCTTCATTGCCAACATCAGCAACAGTTGTGGGAACAGATCCCTACGGAAAAATTGTAAATAATACAACATTATTTCCATCTATTCCACGATCCATAAATAATGTTTCTACTGCGACATATACATTTGCTTCGGGGGATCTTGGTGCGGTAACAGTTTTCAATCTAAATGCTACAACAACGGCAACAATTCCCACCTACTCCTCCGTTCCTTTTGTTTATGGTCAAAGACTTGAGGTAATTGCAAATGGGACAGGTCACGTTCATATCGTTGGTGCTAGCGGAGTCACTATAAATTCTGCAAACGGAACATATCTACGAACTCAATACTCTAGCGGACACCTAATTTATACGGGAATTAACATTTGGAACGCTGTCGGTGACTTTGCAACTTCATAATACCATCCCAACACAACAAAAGAATGTCCTGCCAACCAAATAAAACTACCTACGGAAGTGTTTGTCGCCCAGATATTCCATATCCACAAATATCAGCAGAGTCAGTTCCTAGTTTAATTTCTAATTTGACCTATGCGTTATATGGACAAATTGGGAAAAGCGTTTTAAATGGAAGAGTCGTCTGGAACGTCCCATGCGACCCAAACAATACTGCCTCCATTGCAGGATTTCCAAGAAAGGCTGGAGAAGGATTGCTTTGTTACATCTTGAGAGTATTGCCTAACCTTCCTACAAATAATGGGGGTGGTGGCGGTGGTGATCTTGCTAATGCAACCACCCTTTATCCTAAAAACTTTGGAGCAGTCGGAGATGGAAGTACTGATGATACTATTGCATTGATGAAAATGTTCGATGCAGTAGTTGATAATGATTATGTTGCTTATGATTTTGGAACAGGAACATACAAGGTTGCTTGGAATGCGTCACAAGTTGCTCCTGAGTATCAAGACTTGGCGGGGTTAGGAAATGGCATACTGCAAATTGGAGCAAGGGATACGGATAAAATCTACAAAAAAATGTGGTTTTTGGGAAATGGCACGGCTTCAATAGTTGCTAATCAATTATCACTGAATCCGATTCTTGCGATTCGCTCAAAAGGGCAATCTCTTTATTTTCAACAACTTAATTTTACTAGGTTCGAGCATTGTGTTACTGGATCTGTAGATGTTCAGTATAGTTTACCGTTTTCTGGCGGGGCAGGACTTTTTATTTCTACGGAAGTTCCTTACACAAAAGTGGATGAAATTATTTTTGATGGATGCACATTCTCAAATTGCCATCGTTCGGTAACTGTAATATCTGGAGAAAGCGGGGTTATAACCACCAAATATTCTACAGATATTCCTTACCCAAAACCTATTAACTGGGGGTGTATTGGATCGCTTGAATATAAATCTTGTAATTTTATTTATCCGTATGGATCAAATTCAGCTGTCACAGCGGGGGGTGGTCAGGGAACTCTTGCAGATAGTTCAGTTCAGGTAGCAAGATTTAATAAGTGTTTTTTTGATGGGTGTGTTGGAGGCATTTTATCAGTTTCCCCAAATGGGCTTGCAGTAGATGGAATTATTACTGGGACTCCTCAACAATTAATTATTGAAAATAGTTGTGAATTTAATAACGGAGGGGTTGAAATGGTATATCAAGAATCAGGGATACGGGCGTTTAGCCTTCTACCTAACGATTTTGTGGTTCCCCCGATTCGTGGGACTGTAGATGTAGGGGTTGGTCAATCTTGTTATTCTCTTGGGTTGAACACAGGACAGAAGTTCTTAATTAGCAGCATTACTACAAATGAACTTTATTCTGGAGGAGCTGATTTTCCGTTTATTATTCAACAAGTTTTAGACGACAATACTATTAGGATAATTAACGATGGCAAGGCTCTCCCTCCTGTGGCGACAATCGTAATTAGCGGAACAACGGCAACCATTACATTTAATGCAATACACAACTTAATTTTGGCAGATCAGGTTACGTTAACTGGGTTTGTTGCCGCCACAAACTCCGCTAATCTAAACCTCACTAATACTCAGGTTGTAACAATCCCTAGCACAACTCAAATCACGATTGCGCTTCCTTCAACAAACACCCCAACTGGCACGGTTAATACAAGCTCTGGTAAGGTTTCTGTTTTGAACGGAACCGATGTCGGACATCCAGCACCCGTGGGGACGACTATAAACTTGAGCGATGGTCGCCCCACTGCATGTTACTTTTACGATTGGAACCAATCAAGCAGAAGTGTTAAAATAGAAAACTTGAAAATAGGAGGGAATTTAATCTCTCCTGTCACAAATACTGGAAAAGCCTATGCCCAACCAGCAATAAGAATTGATGATACAAACTTTAGCATAAAGCATGTTGATATAACTGGAAATGCGGGGTGTTTATTCACTAGCAATAGTTCGACATTTACCAGCGATCTTTTGAACAACAACCCATTTGCACTTTCAGGATATATGTATGATTGTAGTTTTCATTTATATGATAACGTCCCTACTCATCAATTCACCTATGGAGTTCAGTGCTTTTTTTACCAAAACATTAAAATAGAGTATTGCGATTTTACTGTAAATGCTTGCTCTAATGTTTCTTTGGTTCAATTATGGGCATTAAGAAGTTGGGTTCAATATTGCAACTTTCGTTCAGGTGCTGCTGCCGCAAAAGTGATAACTAATCCCAAATTTGGTCAAAATAGTTCTGGTGTTTTTATTGGGAATAATGGTAATTACCTATATTCCTCTCAGGGTGTTGCGCCCCGAATTAATAACTGTTATTTTTACCAGTTAAATAAAGCAATAGATACTTCATATGGACAAACAAATAGATTGTCTTTAGGAATAAAAAATTCAACCGTTCCTTATGTAGACACAAATACCTACCAAAATATTTATCAGCCAGTCAATGAGACCCTCTATAATTCAGACAAAACGATTTTTGGGGATGCATACACAAATGTTTGATAAAGATTTGATTGAAACTTTTACCAACAACCGATAAAACACTAGAACTTATGGCATACGACGCAAAACAAACTATCCCTGAAGGTTTTCACGATCTTGGCGAAGGAGACTTCGGGGGATTGCATGAGGAGGCGACTGACGCAAAGAACAAGACTGCCGAGGTTCACTATCCTGAGATTCACTTTCATGGCGCACACGCTGAACACCTAAAAAAACACCTCAAGGAACATGGCAAGGCTACTATTCACTACAAAAAGATTTCTGAAAGTCATCGCATGGAAAATGGCAAACACCATCACTCTGTGGGAATCCAACTTCATGGAATTCGCGCCGAATCCGCAAAGGGCGATGATATGACACGCAATACCTCAAAAGAATCGCCGTCTGAAGATGCCATTGAAATGGGATTGGAAGCCGCCGCAAAAGAAACCACTGAAAAATAATACTATGGCTGACAAAACTATGCCCCCTTCCGATCCAATGCCATCTCCTGACCAAGGACAAGGCCCAGCACCCATGCAAGACATGGCATCACCAGCCCCTCAAGGTGGGGATGGTGGGTCTGTCATGATCTCAATGCCGAAGGAGGCATTTGATGCAATCCATCAGCTTATTAGCCAGCTTTCAAGTGGATTTGATAACCTCGCCCAGAGCGTAGGTCAACAAGCTAGCGGTGCTGAAGAGCCTGCAATGCCTCCTCAAGGCGGAATGCCTCCACAGGCTCCTGCTGGTGGTATGCAAGGTGGTGGTGACGACGACTTCCTAAAAAGCATCGCCCAAGAAGGAAACGCTCGTACTAAATAAGGATCACAATCGATGTTCGTCTCGCAAATCATTGACGAGGCTAGCGAAATTCTTGCTACTACTGACCAAACCAAGATATTTCGCAAGCTAACTCAGGCAGTCCAGATCCTCATGGAGTCTGGTCACTACTTCCACACCAATTCGGAAGTGGATGTTTGCACTGGATGGGATGGACAGACGATTACCCTTCCTCGTGGAATTGAGGTTCCGCTTGGCGTAAATGTAGACGGCTCTCCCCAGTATTTCAGGGGAAGGCTGTTCCAGTACCATGTCAACAAGGGTGGAATGTACAACCCCGTGTCATGGGCATGGGATGATCGCGGATTCGTCTCGACGATCATGGACATCCGCCAACCTAGCCAGCTTATTGCTGTGGCTGAACACCAGTCAGATGCGGGTTTGCAAATACGAGTGGTAGGCACGGATGGAAACAACCGCGAACTGCGCTCACAGGACGCTAGCGGCGCAGGAATTGATGGTCTGGTGATACCAGTCCATGCCCAGTCTGACTTCCCATACGGAACGATCCAGCCTGACGGCGTTACAATTGCAACTCGCACCGCTTCGGTATCACCAATAACGAAATTTGCCAGTGGATCGACGGCCCACAACTTCTCTGCTGGTCAGAACGTGCTTCTTGGGCTTGCCTCTGGACTTGTTCTGTCTCCCCTAATCAATGGAAGCACCTATTACACTGGCATTGTAGATAATTTTACCATCCAACTTTATCAGAGCGCGCTAGACGCTAAGAACAATACCAATCCGATTGCTATGCAGAGCATTGTTGGTGCTACGACTGGTGGGGTTACGCTTACGGACTCAAGACCGATTAGCTTGCTAACCTGCCTCAATTTTCAGTCAGTTCCCGCCATTTCGCTGTCATCTCCTAATGAGGTGACATTTACAATTGGCTCAGGAGCTACTGCCACTGCCACAATTAATAGTGGGTCAGTAAATACAATTACCATAGTTTCTGGTGGGTCTGGTTATGTTGTTGCTCCAACAATTGTTTTTAGTGGTGGTGGATTTACAACCACAGCATCTGCTACGGCAGTTATCACAAATGGAGTTGTTACAGGTATTTCAAATCTCGTTGGAGGTTCAGGATATACAACGCCACCAACTCTTTCAATTAACTCTGCTGGAAGCCTTGCCAGCCCACTAGTTGCAAATACGACATACTTCACGCAGAACCTTGATTCCACAAACCTTCAATTGTTTGCATCATACAGCGATGCACTGAACAACATAAACCCAGTATATCTGTCTGGAAACAGCGGTCAGTTCAATGTGAACCTGCGTTCACCAATGGCTCCAATCACGACGTTAACATTCTCAATACCTCATTATTTTGCAACAGGAGATGTCGTGCAGGCTTTCACGGCTGGCGGAACACTTCCTCTTCCCCTAATCGCGGGACAAAATTACTATGTCAATGTTATCACGCCAACTTCGGTAACGATCCATACAAATCAAGCCGACTCAGTTACTGGAATTAATCCGATCATCCTAACGACCTCTGGATCTGGAACAAATTCTCTTGTTAAGCTAATCCCTGCCACAGCAAACCTTGGTCAGACAAGCAACATCACCGCATCAGGGCTTTCCGTAAGCTCACCATCAGGAAGCGGCGCGGCGGCATCGGCAGTCGCTGTAGGTTCTGTTACTGGAATTACAATTACATCAGGTGGAACTGGATATACTACGCCTCCTCTTGTTCAATTTAGTCCACCACCAAACCCTCCTGTTAACACAAACCAGCAATTTAGAACAGCGACTGGGTATGCAACAATTGTTTCTGGTGGTGCTGTAACAGCAATTACAATTACTGATGGTGGATTGGGTTATTCAGGCGCACCAACAATCTCATTTATTGGAGCAAATACAACTGGTGCAACGGCTAATGCATCTATAACTCTATCATTTGTATCTTCATTTAATATTGTTTCTGGAGGATCTGGATATACAACTCCACCAGCAGTAAAAATTACTGGCGCAGGGTCAGGAGCAACGGCTATTGCAAGCATTTCAAATGGTCAGGTCACAAGCATAAATGTTGTTACGCAAGGTTCTGGATATGCAACCGCTCCTGTTGTTTCTATCACGCCATCGACTGGCGTATTTATCCAATTCTCAAGCACAGGAACACTTCCATCTCCTTTAGTGGCAGGCACAACATACATTGCACAGCCACCTCTGAATGCCGCTGGTGGAACATTCAGTGTTGTTGATCAATTCTTTAACCCTGTCAACATTACTAGTAACGGAACTGGAACTTTTTATGTTCAACTTAGCAGGTCGTTTTCTATTGGATTTAATAATCAGTGGGAAGGGACATTTTCAGGACTAACAAATGGTCAGCTTGTTCAGTTTGGATCTGATTATTTGCTCCCAACACTAAGCCCAGCTTCTTCCAGTGGTTATATTGCTTTAATTTCTAACACGCTTGCAAAGTTCTATTCAACGCAAGCCGAAGCGACAGCAAATTTTCCAATTACAAACATAAAAGTAACTAGTGGAGGGGTTAATTATTCACTTGTTCCATCAGTTGCAATAACAGGAGGCAGTGGAACATTTACTACTGCACCAACTGCAACTATTGAGCGAACTATTACTTCTACCAATATTGTTTTTGGAGGATCTGGTTATATCACGCCTCCATCAGTAACTATTTCTGGAAGCGGAGCCTCGGCAAAAGCTACAGCCTCGGTTGGTCATATATCTACAATATTTTCTGGGTGGATCTCAGGAACTACTCTCCATGTTACTACATATCCAATCCAAACGGATGTATTGTCAGTTGGTATGTCAATTATTGCGACAAACACAGCTACAGGAATACCTAGTGGTACTTATATTACTGCTTTGGGTACTGGGACAGGTGGAGTTGGAACTTATACACTTAATAATTCTTTCACTTTTGCTAGTTCTGGTACTCCTTCAAGCATAACTGGCCTTGCAAATGGGATCACAGCGGTAAACTTACAAGTTGGAAGTCAATCTGGAACATTTGCAACCGCTCCTGTTGTAACAATTGATGCAAGTCCGAATGGAGTCACCGCAACGGCAACTTCCACAATCAATGGAAGTGGAATAATTATAGGATTTACGATTACTGGTCAGGGATCTGGATACACATCTATACCATCTGTAACATTTATTGGCGGAGGATACACCAGCCTAGCAACTGCTGGAGCAAGTGTTCTCAATGGATCAATCAGTTCAATAAAAATGATTTTGGCTGGTGCAGGGTATACCGCCGCCCCAAGCGTTCAGATCGGAACACCTTGGTCTGTTAATACGCAGTATTTTATTGGACAACAAGTGTATTTTGGTTCTTATATTTATACCTGTACAGCGGCTGGTTCTACATTGGGTTCAGGAAATGGAACTCCAACACCAGCAGATCCAAACAATGGGACAGATGCCGATCTATTCTTTTCATATGCTGGAACAATTGCAACAGCAGTTGCAAATACCTGCTATGTAAGCTCAATTTCAGTTCCAAGCGGTACTTTGGGGTATTCTACTCTACCGACAATTACTATCACGCCTGCATCTGGCGACACAACAGGAACTGGAGCCACTGCAATTGTTGTAGATAACGCGATCACAACGCTTACACTTGGCGTTGGTCAGGCTTATTACGCAGTCCAACAGCCAGCGTATGCAAAGGCGTACATCCCTGCTGGAAACCTTACCAACGGAGCCAGCTTGCTTGCTCCTTCAACTAATCAGCTGCTGAATGATGGTACGCTAGTCACATTCCAATCCAGTTCTTCTAACTCAGTCTTGCCGTATCCATTGACACTGGGGACGCAATACCAAATCAAAAATTACGGATCTGACATTTACTTATACGATTCTACAGGAACCACTCCAATTGTATTTGTGAATGGTTTAATTCCAACGCTTGCTAACGGAACTCTGACAATGAATCATGCCGTCAGCTTCACTCCTATAGCGTCATCAACGCTTTATGTGCCTAATTCGACCTATGACACAGGCGTTCAGGTCATCGTGCGAGCAAGCTCAAATGACACCCTGCCAAACCCATTAAACACCTCTGCTGCTTACTACGCTAGGGTTGTCGATTCCAGCACAATCTCCCTCTATTACACTCAATCCTATGCAAATACAGGTGGAACAATTGGCCTAGTATCGTATTTCAGCACTGGCAAAACGACAACTAGCTCGTTCTTTATTGATTCGCTCCTATCTCCAACTCTTGTAAAAGCAATCCTTCACATTGAAAAGCCTGTTAGTGTTGGGTACATCAGTTTGTATGCACTTGACTATGGTCGCAGCAACGACATGGATTTGATAGGTCAGTATCACCCATCCGAAACCAATCCAAAGTACCGCCGCATTAGGATTGGAAAATCTGCCGCTTGGGCGCGCATCATTTACCGCACAAAGTCTCCAACAATCACCAGTGTTTACGATTATATCCCTCTTGAGAATGCTCGCGCCATTCTTGCCGCTGTTCACGCTTGCGATCTGGAAGACAAGGACTTCATTGAGCAATCCCAAAAATACTGGCAGGTTGCCATTGCATACCTCCACAACCAGAACGAAAGCATGGAGGGACACGCCATGATGCCGCCCCAGATCAATGGGTTGACGTACGGCGACCAAACCGACCCTGTTATTGACTCAGACTTTTACGGATACTAATGAAATCTCCAAATATATCCGCTGGCAGGCGGAACAAGGTTGGAAGCGGTTGGACGGGTGGCGCAAATAGCGTTGTAAACCCTTGGACATTACCTCCGCACCAGTACAAGTGGGGAGTGAATGTGAATTGCAGGGGAGGCGTCGTTCAAACTCGCAATGGGTTCAAGATGCGCCTGTCGTTACCCGCTGGAAACTTTCAGGGAGGCATAGTTTTTAACTCCAACAAGATTTTTCAGCCTCAGTCAACCATTACCAACCTGTCAGGCGTTGTAATCAATACTCCAGAGCAGGTATTTACGCCACAAGGCACTGGCAGCACTTCTGTATACTTGTCCCATGCGCTGTTTTGCGTTGATGGGAATGTCTATTACGCCCCATTCCCACTGACACAGCCTGCGGATTGGAACGAATACAAGTTGACCAATATCAAGCTAGATCCAAATGTTAAAATGGTTAACTTTGTGATCGCAACTCAGGCGGCGCAGACTGATAGCTCAAGCAATGTAACCATCACACCATCTCACAACATCGTTATCATCCAAGACGGCATCTCGCAGCCTGCGTATTGGGATGGTAGTAACACCACGGGCGCGCAGTCATCCGTAATGCCTATCGGGTATTGGATGGCATATTCTGGAAACCGATTATGGGTAGCAAATGGCAATATTGTATCTGCATCCGACCTTGGCAACCCGCTGGGGTGGCTTGAAAGGACGCAGGGAGGCGGAAGGGGTGACTTTGACATTGGTGGAGTAGTGACTGGGATGGCTGACTACATCGGTCAAAACGCCGCAACCGCTCTTTATGTCTTTACGGACTACTCTACAATCACCCTTAAGAGTGGAATCCTTGATAGGGCAACATGGGGCGTAACACCGAACTTCCAATCTGTACTTTACCCCTCGCTTGGGTGCGTTTCTGGAAACAGCATCGCATTTCAGGCTGGACTCATGTGGTGGTACTCACAGGGCGGATTGGTAGCCGCAGACATTGCTAAGACAAGCAACCTTTCAAGCCAAGTCCTGTACAAGGATGTTGAAATGGCAAAGGTGAAGCGGCTTCTGTCGTCCGACTTGAGCGGAGTTTGCGCGGCGTCGTTTGAAAACTACCTAATGTACTCGGTTCCGTATTTGGAGCCAGTAAACAGCGAGACGATGGTGCTTGATTACTCGGTCGCATCGGAGCTTTCTGACGGCAAGCCGCCTGCATGGTGCGGGGTTTGGAATGGAATTAGGCCGATCATGTGGTCATCCGACATCATAGAAAACGAGAATCGTCTTTTTGCATTTTCAATTGATTATGCTCCAACAAACGATGGATCGTTTAACCACCTGTGGGAGGCATTCATGCCAGAGCGTTATGATACCTACCTACAAATCAATCAGGATGGATCAACGACCGACTTTGTAAATCGCATCTATTGCCAGATGGAGACCGCTCTAATGGGTGATGAAATGGACTATAAACAGATGGCATTTGGTGAGATCGACTGCTCTCAGATTGCGGGAACTACGGATGTGAAGGTTTCGTATCGCGGAACAAGGGGATATTACCAGACCATATTGTCTACGCGCCTGCTTGCGGTAAACGACCCATACCAGTACAGCACAAGTCCCAATGCGGCTGAGATTGAGAGCCTTGGTTTCTTGCAAACTCAATACCGCAGGCTGATAACTGAAAATGTCAGCAGGACATCACAAGTTGCATCCTGTGAGTCAAAGTACACGATGGATGTTGACAAGGCGTTCAGCTTTTTAATCGAATGGTGCGGTCAGTTAGGCGTTGACGCTCTAAGAATGTACATGGACGAATGGCAGGAGAAATCTGTTGGACTTCCAAGCAGCAACGAGACCCAGTCGTGCGTAGTTGGCGAGAATGGTTCGTCTGTCGTCGTAACGCTTGCCTCTCCTCCGCAAGAATCGTCTGGCAATATTGTAAATACATGGAACAGCACCCAAACAGCTACAATTACACTCTCAGCCACTAGAACAAGCCCATCGGTATCAGCGACCGCCACAGCCTCCTACACCTCGTACATCTCGCCAGCCGACGCTCAGTCTAATGCGCTCACGCTAGCGCGTCAGGAGGCCACAAACGCCGCCAATCAGTATCGCAAGGCCAACCCATAAGAATATGCCAACGATCACTCAAGCCAGCGTCCCAATTACCTCATACGCAAAGCTGTTCATCAGCCCATACGGAAATGATGGAATTGTTCCGCTGTATTCTAGCATTCCACTGAACAATCAAACAACTGGTGCTTGCTTACCTTGTGTATTGTGTGGTAATTCAAATGTCAGGCAGTCTGTGATCCAAACAGAGGCCGCCAACCCTCAATATCCATCAGCCAATACAATATCCTTGAACACAGGCGCATAAAATGAGACACCAAATAAATTATAAATATGTTGCACCAAATACACGCGAATTTGAACAGATGCAGACATTTGCATCTAGTTTTGACCACAGCATTATACCTGATGCTAACACCAATCTTCATGCTTTCTACAGGGGAGAAACTTGTTTTGGGTATGCAGACTCCGTTTTTGTACCTGTGGTGTACCCAGCATTTCACCCTGCTTTAACGCGACCTCAAGATGTTATTCAGGTAATGAACGACTGGCGCGCATCTACTCAGTGGGCTGGAAAACGAGGTTATATTGGAGTTCCATCTAATAATAACAACGGAAAAGGAAACTTCCCTGAAGAAACAATGAATAAGTTAGGTCTTGAAAGATTAAACAGAGAGATATACTCTCCTTTCTAATTATGGGCGGACAATCCTCAAGTTACTCACCTCCAATGCCATCGACTTATGCGACGATGGCACAGCTTGGAAATCAAGGAGCCGCAACTGCTGGTGCGCTACAGGACTATAATATGCTTCTTACAACAGGAGCAAAAATCCCTTTACAGCCATTCACACCTGACATTTTTGGAGGTGGGGGAGCGGCTACTCAGGCAGGAATGATATCTGCTGTCGATGCCTTTAAGAATAAACAGCTTGAACAGCAACAAAATGCACCAGCCGCCGCCGCGAGAGAAAACCTCATGCAGGCCGCTCAAGATTATACCTCTCCTGATTATTGGAATAAACAGATGGAGCAGTATGCCAAAACAACTGGCCTTCAAAACCAACTTGCGTCTGGACTAGGGGACAGCACCATCGGAAAATCCGCTCTATATGATAAAGCGACTGCACAAGGACAAGCATTTAAGAATGCAAATCTTGGAGCCGCTCAAAATATCATTGGAGCCGCCCCTACAGGCGGTTATATTGACCCTGCTTCAGCAATTTCTGCACAACAGGCCGCTCAAGCGCGGAATGCCCAATCCAGAGGTAAATTTGTTGGTAGCGTTCTTCAAGGGGCGCAGGCAAACCAACAATCTACCACAGATGCAATTAATCAATTGATGGGATCTACCTCTCAAGGAATTAATTCATGGCAACAAAATTGGCAAAACAATGATCAAATGAATATGAATAAATCCGCACAAAATGCCGCAGGAGCAAATGCATCAACTGGTGGAATGGTTCAGGGTGGAGCAACAATTGCCGCCGCCGCCGCCGTAGTTGCCGCTCTATAATGAAGTTTAAGTTGGAGGGAGCGCAACGCGCTTGCTCTCCTGAAGATACAATAAGTAGGATGAAGCCATTTTTTGAAATGGCTGGTATCACTAGGGTTGGTGACATTACTGGATTAGACAGGATTGGAATACCAGTTGCCCAATGCATAAGACCTGATGCAGTATCACTGGTAGTAGATTCAGGGAAGGGTTATACCAAAATGCAGGCAAGATGCAGTGCTATTATGGAGGGATTTGAAAGACATATAGCCGAAACTGCAAACATAGAATCCATAGATACATCAGAGTCTAATTTGTTAAATTCCGAAACCAGATTTCCAATGTTTAATGGTGCGCCATACATAAAAGATGTGTCTATTAAATGGACTACTGCAAAGACCATTTATTCACAAAAAGAAACCTTCGTCCCATTGAATTGTGTAAAAATGATACCAAGGAATTCTTTGCAAAGTATGTTGTCGGCAAATTTTTCATCTAATAGCAATGGACTTTCTAGTGGAAACACACTTGAGGAGGCAATCTGCGGTGGGCTTTATGAAGTGATAGAAAGGGATCAAGTAACTAGGGTCTTCTGCAATCCTGAATTAGGATCAGTAGTCGATATTGATTTAATAAAGGATGAACATCTAAGCACATTGATAGAAAAAATAAAATCAAAGGATGTAAATGTAATATTGTTTGATTGCACTGGTGACATTGGACTTCCAACATATATGTGTTACTTATGGGACAATGAGAGAGGTAACGCGCTGTGTAGGGGGTATGCCGCTCATCTTAACCCTGTAGTAGCCCAAAGCAGGGCAATATGTGAGGCAATACAAGGAAGGGTGGTTTGGATTGCAGGTAGCCGCGATGATATTACGCACGAAAAATTTGTAGCATCTAAGAATGATGACACTATTGAAATGGTTGATTCATTGAAAAATTGGAAACCCAAAAAACATATAGAAAGATATGATATGAGCGGAAATCTATTTTCAGATGACATTGCAAAGATACTTTCATTACTGGAAAAAGCAGGCATTCCTGAACCATTGATATGCGAATTCCAGCACCAGTATCCTTGTAGCGCGGTAAGGATTATGATCCCAACACTTGAAGGGTATTACAATAACTTCATCCAGCGCGGAGCGCGTTCTGTGGCATGAAAATATTTATTGGGCCAACAGGAATCGGAATAGAAAAAGAGTTGTCTGAATTTGATGTGATGCCGCCAGCCCAGCAGGGTGACATTGCCTCTGTAGCTTTGGAAGGGGCAACAACTATAATTCTAATTGATGGATACTTTTCTCAACATCTGTCGCCTTGGCATAAAGAAGTTATATTTGCGATTGAAAAAGGTTGTAGGGTAATAGGTGCTGGGTCATTGGGGGCATTGCGAGCAGTAGAATGTGAGAGGTACGGAATGGAATTGGCTGGTGATATTGCACAATGGTACAAGGATGGAATTTGCATCGATGACTCTGATGTCGCGTTAGCTCATGCGTGCAAAGAAGATGGATACATGAATCTTTCTGTTCCTCTTGTAAATATTCTTTCTACCTGCATTTCATTAAACATTGAATATAATCAAATAATAGAAAAATGCAGGTCGATCTTTTATATGGAAAGGAGTTGGAAGCGACTTGAAATTGAACTTGGAGATGATTATTTCAAAATAAAGAAAAATTACATTAACCAGAAGCAACTTGATACATTAGAGGCCATAAAATTAGCTAAAACGCCCAAGATAGTAGATCGTGAATCACCAAAAAATCTAATGGGTAGGCATTTTATGGCAATGCTACTAAACGATGTGCCAAAAAACGGAATCAGGCCATATGAGACAGCAAAGTTAAGAAAAGAAGCCGCCGACTTCTTTTTACTTACAGAATTTGCTCTTGCATTAGGAGTTACTGCTACTAAAAACGAAATAATTGCGGCGTCTAAAGAAATGTGGATTAAGTCAGGAGTAACTTCACAAGATGAATCAATTAAATGGTTATCTGCTAATAATGTCACTGAAGAGCAGTGGAATATGTTTGCACTCAGGACAGCAATCAGGAACGCCGCCGCAAATTGGCTTGACTCTGCAAGCGGAGGTTGCGACCTTATACCTTTAACAAACCAATATCAAAATCTAACTTTTAAGAATTAATATGGGTGGTTCTCCAACAGACTACAATTCAAATAATTCTACACCTTTGCGTTTTAGCGGAGGTGGCCCTTCCCCAGTGCAATCTCAACCAACCCAACCTTGGCAGGTTCAAAGCACGCACCCAGAGGCAATTGCTCAAGGGGCCGCAACTGGTATAAGTAACGGAATTTCTCTTGGCATGGGTTTAGGTGGATCAAAAGGCGGCTCGCAACAGCCAAACTCTACTGGAGGGTATGACACTCAACAGCAAGCCCAAGCCGCCGCTCCGAATGCGGCTGGATACACTAATGTTCAAGGAGTAGGATGGGTTCCACAAGCACAGGGCGTAAATTATCAGCCAGATCAAATGCAAAGAATGTATGGCTATAATTATGGCAATATGTAATCACAACCAATAACTGAATAATATTATGGGAGGAGGCTCAACAGGATCAAACCAAGCGCAATCTGACTCAGCCAATCAAATGGCTCAAGAGCAGATGTGGATAGGATATTTGAAACAACAGCAACAACAACAATCTGCGATGCAAGCCGCCGCCATGAAAGCACAACAGCAGGCGATTAAAGACGCGCAGATCAACGCTTCCCAAAGCTCACAATTGGAAGGCGAGCAACGCGCACAGCAACAGCTTGGTCTTCAAAATTCATTTCAGCAGGCACAGGATGCAACTGCTATGAATAATCTAAAAACCGCTACGGCTAACGCTCCGACTGGCGGAGCATTCAATTTTAACCTAGCCCAACAAAACCAGCTTTCCAACCTTGGAGCCGCTGGAGGACTTCCTCCATCCGCCGCAAATCAAGCTGGCAGCATGATGCCAACGATCAACCCTGCTGCCACCACTGCTGCAAATCTTGGCACTGGAGCTAGGAACCAAATTCAGAGTCCAGCCGTAGGCAAAACCTTGGGGGGATACTAAAATCTCATGGCTTACTCACTTGACCAAGGTGGAGTAGCGTTTACGCCTGCTGTTCCAAATGATGACTCCCAAGCCGTTGCTTTAGCAGGACTTAAACCCATCTCTTTTCAACCTGTAGCATCACCAATTCAATTCCAGCCGCTGTCAGGATGGTCAACTCCTTCGACCCACCCTGAATACATCGCGCAGGGAATTAGTGGTGCTCTTGGTTCAATTGGTCAGGGAATTACTGCCGCATATCAAAGTAAGAGGCAGGAACAAAAAGATAAAACGGCTTCTGCTTTTGCACAAAGCAAGGAACAAGAAGCGATTCGACACAATAAAGTGTTAGAATCTATCATGCAAGAGCGCATCAAGAATGTTGTCCCAAAGTCGCTTTCAGCCCCATTGCAGACACTAAATAATCCAGCAGGAGACGATACTACATCTTTGGAGCAACAGCAATTTACACCTGAAAATATCACACCAGAAACTCCATCAGAAAATCCATTCAAGGAAATCAATCTTCCTGATCAGTTTGACCAACAAACAACTCCTGACAATACCCTAAAAATTGAGGGGTCACCTCTTGCAAATATTACTGCACCAGCCCCAGCAGGTGAATTGAGGGGATCTCAGGCACTTGCCGCGCTGTCTTCAATTCCTTGGGGCGGTATTTCAGGCACATACAAGTCGGCAGGTGGAGTTCCATCACAACCATTCCAGCCATCTGCTCCTGATTGGTTGCGTAATCCAAAAGCCGCTATGGCAGGTGTACAAACGCTTGGTGGCGACACTGACAAGTCATTCGCGGCAGGACAGCGTGCAGTCGGATCAATTCTAGATGCCGCCCAACTCGGATATTCTCCAGAGACAGGAACTGCGGTTCGCCCATCAATGGCTAAAAACCCAACTATGGAAGCCGCAATTGGTGAGGATTCAATTTACTCCCAAGAAGATGCTCGCAAACTGCGAGACTACGCAGCTTCACATGGCAAGATTCCTCCACAGCTTATTGAGCAAAAGAATGGCAGTTACTTGGTAAAGTGGCCTACTCCTGAACAACTAGCAATGGAGGGAACTCGTAAAGAGCGTCTTGACATCGCCGCCAGCAATGCAATGGAGCGCAGGGCGAACGATTACATCACCAAAAACATAGGGCCAAAAAAGATTGAGGCTGGTCGCGCAGCCCTTGCTGGATTCCTTGCCGCATATAGGACTGGACTGACATCTGGCAACCAAAATATCACCGATCTTGATCTTGCTGACAATTACATCGCCTTCGCTCGCGGAGCATCCTCACCAACTGGTGCGGGAGGTCAAGTAACCGAAGGCCAGTACGAAGAACTAAAGAAAAACGGAAGCCTGTACAACAAGTTGACCAAGGCCGTTACATCAAAAACCAGTGGTGCATTTTTGTCTCCAGATGATCGCAAGACCATGCTTAATACCTTGGTAGAGGCATACAATAGCCAAGCAAAACGCGAGAACGGAAAGCTGGACGCATTCCGCAAGGCAATGATCAAAGATTATCCCAACACTCCAGAAGAGAAGATACCAAAAGATTATCCGCTATTAAAGACTCCTGAAGAGACACACAAAGAGCAAATGGAGGCCGCTGACGAGGTCAGGAAGATTGCTAAAAAACTTACTCCGCAAGAACGTGCAACCCACCCAGAATATAAGGAAGCACTTGCAAAACTTAGCCAATTATCATCTAGTGGAGAAATCCCAGCCAACGCCGATGAAGTGAACAACACGACAGCAGGCGTTCAGGCAGGGTTTTTTGGAGGAACCGCTCCGATTAACTACATTCAACAACCCACCCAATAAAACATGGGCGAAAATGATGTCGAAAATGACATAAAAAAGGCGATGGCAGGAACAACACCTGCCTCCGTTCCTGTACCGACATCCGCTCCTGAAGATTCAGTAGAAGCAGACATTCAGAAGGCCATGAAGCCATCTGCTGGTCAGGTTGAGAAGGCCACTAATCCATATGCAGATATTGCAAAGAAAAAGCCAGAAGAGATTGACGAGGTTGACCGCGATATCCTTTCAACTGCCAAGACTCCTGAACAGATAACGCAGATTCCCAAACATCTACCCCTCACCAACGAGCAACTTCGAACGAAGTTTGAGCATGAAAGGAGCCTCCCTTGGAACGAGGGGATGAAGACGCCTGAAGACTGGTACAATATTGGGAAGGACATCGTTGGTTCTGGAGTAAGTTTTGGTAAGGGTGCAAAGAAATTTGCAGAAAACTTATTATTCTCTGGTGCTGATGAAGATCCATCTGGCTGGGGGACACCCAGCGTACAACCTGTAAAAGATTTTGCTTCCAGCTTCTTTAAGATGCCAGAAGACATTCTGTATGCTGGAGGAAAAATCCATGAGGGGGGAATGGATTGGACTGACCGACTCAGTGAGAAATTTGGACTTCACGACAAAGAAAAGAGCTTTGAAAATTACAAGGCTCGCCATGCGATTGATCAAATCCATGCTCAAACACAAGTAGAAAATCCATCTATATACAGCCGCATAATGAAAGGCGATGTGGCAAACAGCGCACTATCAGCCGTTATTCTGAATTCTTTGCCAGACTCACAGACCATAATGGAGCAAGATGGTGTAACACTTGAGCAGGCAAACCTCAAGCGAAAGGCGATGGCGGATCAGATTGCCCAGCAGACCACCTCCGAGATATCCTCTCAAGAAAAGCCATCTGACGAAGACATTTCTACATTTGGAACATTCGCAATGCCATCTGGACTCGGACTTGGTGAGATGGGTGCGTTGACGATTGGTCTTGAAACGGCTGGCGCATTGACTCCTAAAATTGCACAGGGACTGAAATACCTTGGCAAGACTGATGACGAGATCAAGGCAATGAATGATGCCGCGCAAGCGTTACAGAAACAGAAATTTGCGGAGAAAATTGAGAAGGCTCAACAACCATCTATGATAGGCCGTAGTGCTGGCGCGATGGCTGAAGGAGTTGAGAAGCTAAAGACAATGGCGCAAAATTCTCCTGATCTTCTCAAGAAGATTGCTCCATATGCAATCGGAGGCGTTGTTGGATATGAGACACAGCCTCAACATCCATACTTAGGCGCACTTGGAGGTGCTTTTATTGGAGAAAAAACAATCCCAAAGTTTTCAAAACTAGGTTCTAAGGCACTTCAAATACCTGCTCTTGTTAGGGACATCGATGAGGCCCGCGCTATATCCGCAGGAGGAACTAGGGGGGCTTTTGAAACATTGGGATCTTTCCCTGACGTCAGTGAACAAACTGCAAAAATTTTAAGATTCGGAGGGAAGCGTTTGGATAACATTATCAACAATTCAGTTGATTATGCAAAATCTGGAATTCATCCAACATTGATAGCACTGGCTACTGGCGCACTTGATTCAGCATCGCCAGAGGAGCGCAGCAACCTTGTTTCACAGGGGCTTTTGTATGGACTTGGAGGCAGGGCATTACATCAAGCGTGGGGTAAGATTGCAGGAGTAGATCCTGTTGTTGAACAACGTGAGCGCAGGCAACAGGCAGTTGATGACTTTAAGACATATAAGAGCCTTGATCCTGAGACCCAGCAGACCATGAATGGATTGACAAGCTGGGATAATGAAATCCTTCGCCAGCAAAATGCGCTAACGGAAGCCCAGAATGCTTATACGGAATCGGTTCGTACAGGAAGTCCTGATGCAGAAAAACTTGGCAAAGCAGTCTCTTCACAAGAAAAGATTGTATCTGCCGTAAAGCGAGCAAATGTACAAACTCGTAATGAATACGGACGGCAGTTTCTGACGCAGCTTACCAAGCTAAACGAACTTACTAACGGCACGCTACGCGCAGGACAGAACAATGTTGGCGTCCACATCCTGACACCTGACCAGATATTTACTAAGTTCAGGCAAGACCCTGCCAATAATGGCATGAGTGATGCCGAGGTAATGGAGACCGCTAACCAGCAGGGATTTTACAGCACTCCAGAGGGAGCAGTAGAGTATCAGGCAGGGATGCCAATGGGTGGCGAAAAGAAGACCCTGATCTTTGATCGTACGAAGCCATCAATCGTCATCAATTCCAACCACTTGAAGGCTCGCCAGCAGATTTTTGGTGAAACCCCTATTGAGGCACTTACGCACGAATTCGGTCACCACATCCGCAACATCCCTGAATTCAGAGAGGCAAATAAAGACGCCGAAGACCTGCTATTCAGCCAAGAGATCAAGGATCTGAACGGAAATGTAACGGCTACCACATCTGGAAAGTACAGCACCAAGGATTTGGTGGATATGTACACCAACAACTACATGAAGGGGAAAAGCCCAGATCAGATCGAGCAGCTTTCTAAGCTGGCTGGCCTGTGGGATGAAACTCGCGGCGCGCTCAACGAGCAGGCTGTTGGTGATTATATGAAGGACGAGATCGTCGCTCAACTCAACGCTGGCACGCTTTCAAACCATCTTGGCAAGGATCTGGACTCAGCAACGCTCCATTTAGTGGATCTGGCTACCATTAAGACCAAGAAAAACCTGCTCGATAGGGCGGTTCAGAAGTTCTTTGGACTGGGAGGAAAAGGCAGTCCTGTAGACCCTCTCACAGGCGCGGAGTTCTCCCCAGAGGTACTAGCCGCCAATAGGCAGGCCATACGCGCTCTACAAGCCTTGCAGGGCGAGGTTTCTCCTGCGGTAAAGGCTCCAGACGCACCGAAGATCAGCAGGGCGTTGATGATCAAGAACCGCGCCATCATGGAGAAGTACGGAAAGTACAGCGGACTCTTCAAGACAAAGACACAAGGGCAGATTTACGACGCCGCTGGTAACCCTGTAGGCGCACCTGTTGACATTGCCAACCCAGCAGCCGCTGAAGGCGCATGGGCGACCGACAGACAGCTTTCTGGTTATGGACAGAAGCCTGATGAGGTTCAGGGTATGGCAATACCCACAGGCGGCAAGCTAGTCGTCAGCAAGGCATTTGTCACAGAGGCAGACGGAGTAACGCCTGCGATGTATACGCCAGCGGAGGCAAAGAAGCTGCAAAAGGCTCGCAAGGATACGATCTTGCAGGCACTGGATACGCCTGATTATGGAACTCCAAACCGATTCCAGCCTGTAGCCGACAATTCCGAGACACTGCGTGGAACATTCACGCCACTACAGATTCAGGCCATCAAAGACCTGCCAGAAGGAATCATTCCAAAGTCGATCAAGGATCATATCCTGAAGATCAACGATGCAATCGTCAGGGGAGATGGATCTCGCTTGCTGGTTGATTACGCCGCCGTCATGAACGACGCAGGCAAGTACACGGCTTACTCTCCGAAGGTTTACGATGTGGTTCCCATTGGAATGCACCTATCCAAGGATGGCAACTTCCTTGTTACCACGATCTCCGTTGGCAGGATGTTTGAGAAGCTCAACGCATGGAGTCAGCGGATGCCAGCAAGACTATCACCTTGGGGTGGCGACAAGAACGCATTCTTCAAGGAGTTCACCGAGAAGTACCTCCAGAACTGGCAGAACGGACTTGCTGGAGAAACTGGTCTGGCTGGAACGCCTGCTGAAGCACTGGCAAAGAAGAACATCTTCAATGATTTCCTGAACCTCACCACAAATGATTTCCGAGGATTGAATGAGGATCGCACTAGGACACCTCGTAAGCGCGGAGACGCGCGTGGAAAGGACATGGATCGAACGATCCTGTCAATGCGCTTGGATCACATGGCAGAGTTGATGGACAACGAACACGCTCCGAAAGTTCCAGTAGATTACGGAAAGGCTATCAGGAATTTTATGCCTGCGGAGACAGAGCAAGAAAAGTATCCTACAACCGAAAAAGGATTCTATTCTGGGTTGCAAAAGGCCGTGGATGAAAAGATGCCATCAAAGGCTTCTCCGCAACAGGTGTTGCAAATCGTAAACAACCCACAGAACGCCAAGGCTGAAGAGGTAAAGTGGAGTAATATTGCAGGTTTCCTAGAAGGCAAGAAAAGCGTTACCAAACAAGAGGTTCTTGATTACCTCAAGAACGAGGGTGCTGTTAAATTTGAGGAAGTAACGCAAGGAGATTGGGGTAAAGCTAGAGAAAAGATTTATCAGGCACATGATCGTGGAGAAATTTCTACGGAAGAAAGAAATCGTCAAATTGATGAGGTTGAAAAACAAATTCCTCGTCCAACGAAATTCTCCCAATACACCCTCCCCAACGGCGAGAACTACAAGGAGGTTGTGCTGACGATGCCAGAGGCAGATAAGAATATAGATTCAATAGACATTGAAATAGCGAAAAAAAAAGAATATATTCAATACCTTGAAAATGGTGGAGATCCTGTGGATGTCCTGTCCGATATATTTAACACACAGGAAAAATCACAACAAGAAGAGCTAAAAGAAGCTAGAGCAGATTTATTGCGTTTGGAATCCCAAAGAAAACAGCAACCTAATCTTGGATACACCTCATCCCACTTCTCCGACATCCCCAACTATGTAGCCCACATGAGGCTTAACGAGCGTCCTGACAGCGAGGGACGCAATGGGCTGTTCATTGAAGAACTTCAGTCTGACAGGCATCAGCAGGGTAGGGAGAAGGGGTATAAAGATGAAAATCAGTCATCAAAACTCCCAGAAGGATTTACATTTGAAAAAATACAAACCTCTGTTTTTGATTCTGGTGAAGGATGGGTTGCAAAAGACCAAAATGGCAGAACCGTTGGAACCGTATCTCAAACTAGGGAGGGAGCAGAGGCACAAGCATTAAGGAACATCAATCAAGATAAACAAGGCATCCCAGACGCCCCCTTCCGCAAAGATTGGTCAGTCCAGATGTTTAAGCGAGCCTTGCGTGACGCTATCGCAAGCGGAAAGGAATGGATCGGCTGGACTAGCGGAGAGACGCAGGCCGAAAGATACGATCTAAGCAAACAGGTGAGGTTTATCGCATACAATAAAGTAGGAGATAAAATAGGGATCATAGCAAAAGACCATAATTTTCAGACAATAATTGCAAAATCATACAACCCTTCAGAACTTCCAGATGTTATTGGAAAAGAGGTTGCACAAAAGATTATTAATGGGGAAGGCACAGAGAAGAAAACAGAGCTTTCAAATGGTGATGTAATAAACATGAAGCACCTTTCTGGAGTTGACCTAAAAATCGGTGGAGAAGGCATGAAAGGATTCTACGACCAGATCCTTCCAAAAGAGATTGGCAAATATGTTAAAAAGTGGGGAGCGAAAGTTGAGGAGGGCGATGTAAAAACTGATCCCAAGGAATATGACACAACCCCAATCTGGAAAGTTGCCATCACCCCTGAAATGCGTGAGAGCATCAAAAGGGGCGGTCAGATCCAGTTCTTGCCATCACGCGACGGCGAGGAGGAACGCATCACAGCAGCCACCTACACCAACCCTCGCACTGGAAAGGTTACCGAAGGTGCAACGCATCTTATTGCCAACCCCAACGCCCCACAGGAGGCGACTGACAGGGAAAGCCCAGCGTATGGATTCAAAACGAGTTCTGGGGGCATTGTAGACCGCGCAACGGCGTATCAGATCGCGAAGGACTCTGGTCAGTTGAAGGCTCCCACAACGGAGGAGGAGAAGTTCCATGCTGATCGCGGAATCCTGCACAGCGGAATGTATGAGCCGAAGGGTGACATCTCCTTCCCTCCCTCCGACGACGCGCACCGCGCCGCCGTCGAGTCAGGCGATACCGAGGAGGCGCAGAGGTTGGTGGATGAGGTGGCGAAGAAGGCTGGGTACACGATTGGGCCTCTGTGGCATGGAACTAGCGGAGATTTTTATGAGTTCCGACCTTCTGGAGATGAAAAAGCCATTTTCTTGTCCACCGACAAAAATGAAGCAAAAGCATTTGCTACAGGAAAAGGCGGAAAAGTAATGGGGCCATTGTATGTAAAAGCAACTGGGCCTGATAAATTGTACCACGCGACTGAAGAGCGTGAAGCGATTCAAAAAGCACGAAAAAAGGGATATACTGGAATAAAAGTCACCGATCAGTTGCCGTATTCAACATATACAATGAAACCACAAAGACAGATTGTTAATTACGCTGTTTTTGATCCCAACCAAATCAAATCCTCCGACCCTGCGACCTACGACAAAGACGGCAACCTAATCCCTCTCTCGCAACGCTTTAATCCAACAAGCAGCGACATCAGGTTCATGCCGTCCAGCGAACTTCCAAAGACCGAGGACGGCGCAGTAGACTGGGAGTCGTTCAAGGTTAAGGCGCAGGAGATTTCCGCACCGCTAGCGAACCTCGCTCCGCTGGGTGGCATTAGCTTCATGCCTGCGAAAAATCCAGCCGCAACGCAGACAGGATATGATGATACATATCTAAAGAAAGCATTAAAGGCTGGTAAAGATGGTAAAGTTGCTCTTACTCGACCAGTTCGTCCTGATGAGGCTTTGCCACTTCTTTCCCAACGCATTCCAATCACAGGTGACAATGAATGGTCATCATTCGCTTTTGACAAGGCTGGCAATGTCACTCTTTACAACCATGATGGAAATTCTGTGACATTCAAATACGATCCAGCTTTGTTAGCAAAACCTGTATTCAAGGATGCCGCCATAGAACACGCTGGAAAGGCTGTGCAATTAGCTATGGCTGATAGACACACCGCAACTGGTGGAGATATGGGAGGAATTCTGCACCCTTGGTTGTTGTCAAATATTAATTCCACAATCACTGGAAGCGATGGAAAAGAATATCGCGTAGTATGGGCAAACAATGAATGGAAGCCTGTTCTTTCAATGAAGAACAAAGCCAAGAAATGGGGTGCGTATGACCTCATGACTTATCTTATGGGAAAAGACTCCCATGCGTCTAATTCTCGCTCTGTACGAACTATTTCAAACGAGATTGAGAATGCTCCGATAACTAGGCAACAAAAGGATCTTTTCCTTGTTCTAGCGAACATTGGAATAACAAAGCAAAAAGCGGCTGATCAGGTAAAAAACATTGCAAAAGCAAACAAGAAAATTGCCAAGCATGAAAAGATCCTGAAAACAGAAACAGATGAAAAGAAAGTTAACGCTTCCACAAATGCAATTGCCGCAGCTAACCGCCAATTAGAAACAGCACAATCCAAGTTATCAAATCACATATTAAATGATGATCAAATGGCATTGGGTGCTTTGCTAACAAAGTACAAAACAGCATACACTGCATACAAAAATGGAAGCAGAAGTGAAGAAAGTTTCTTAAAAAATAAACAAGAATTAGAAAATTACAAAAAATCACAAGAATTTAAGAATCTTGTAAAAGACGTTCATGGCAAGCAACTAGTAAACCTTGATAAAACTTTCAAAGGAAGAAAGTCAGCCATAAAAGAAATGATGAATGTCAATTTAGATGGGTTTGATGTGAATCAAATCCTGCATGAGACATCTGATTTTGAAAATGGAAGAATCAATCATTTTGTGGGTAGCGTAGAGCTTTCAAGAAATCCTGACCTTATGGCGGTATATCTTGGAAACGATCCAAAACAAGCAAAACGCATGACCGCGCAGGAAGCGGCGGCGGCGGCAAAATTAAAGGCTGATCCAAACTTTGTTCCTCACGAAGCATACACATGGGCAATGCTTGGGCCAGTCGATGGGAATCACTTCCTAAATAGTGAACCAGCAACCCATCTTGAATACTTCCCTGAATTCAGAGAGCAATATGCCGCACTAAAAAAAGATGCTAAAAAGAGAAAAGCAATTTTGAATGGTAGTGAAACCACAATGATGGGAGCTATGCGTGATACGCTTGATATGCCGCTTGTAATGAAGAGCCTTTCTGATATAAAAAAATAACACCAAAATGAAGACAACTGATTATATTCAATACATAGAAGAGGCTGATCTCCCTGCCAACGAAATGGAGAAATTGGGATGCACAATCTATCCCTGCAATGATGGATCTTATTATTGTGTCGATGCAGATGCACCAGATGAGGCACATCAATTAGCAAATGGAGCTAGTCAAAATGACGATGCTTCAATTGAAGAAATTAACCAAACCTAACCATGCCACTACGCCTTTGCTCCTCCCAGAATTGTTTTAACCGAAATGTCTCCGCCGAGGTGAAGGCTGGTAAACCTGTCAAACAGGCCGTAGCCATCGCTTATTCGCAACAACGCAAGGCCAAATCGAAGGGCAAATAATTTATGGCAACTGACATTTCCCAGATTAAAGACCCCAGCGATGTGGTCGCCTTAGTAGTAGACAACGGACTTTTCGTAGAGATCGCCATCAAACTGGCGAAGACATATAAGCGAGTGCTGTACTATGTCCCTTGGGAGAGCGCGTTTGCCAAGATGAACCTTGGCATGATCGGCACTGGGCTTGAGGGCATTGAGGTTGTGGACAGCATCTATGGGCCTCACTTCGACGAGGTTGACCTGTTCGTGTTCCCTGACATTTACTTCGGATACGAGCAGGAGATGCTTGAGAAGATGGGCAAAGCCGTATGGGGGTCTCGCACAGGCGAGTGTCTGGAACTCAAGCGTGAGGGCATGAAGCAGATCCTGACCGCTCTTGATATGCCAGTGGGCAAGTACACGCACATCAAGGGAATTGCCAACCTGCGCGCCTTCTTGAAAGAAAACGAGGATGTCTACGTCAAGATCGACAAGTTCAGAGGCACATTTGAAACCTTTCATGCTCCAAACTACAAGGAAGTTGAGCCGAAACTGGACGAGGTTGAGTACAACATCGGCGCGTTCAAGCACACGATTGAATTCACCTGCGAGGAGGCGTTAAATGATTGCGTTGAGGTAGGAACAGATTGTTGGGTGATTACTGATGACAATGGACAGGCCCACTATCCACAACACACAATCAGCGGGATTGAAATCAAGGATGTTGGATTTGCGTCGATTTTCAAGAAGTACGCTGACATCCCAGAGGTTGTTACACGATTTAACGAGCGCATGAAACCAGTTTTCGCAGCCTACAACTGGCGCGGATTCATGTCCACCGAAGTGCGTATTGGAAAAGACATGAAACCATATATGCTTGACCTTTGTGGTCGCGCTCCATCGCCTCCAAACGAGTTGTACCAAGAACAATATTCGAACTTAGCTGATTGTATTTGGGCTGGTGCAAATGGAATTGTGATTGAACCAGAAGCAACGGCTAAATACGGAGCCGAGATCATGCTCCACTCCTCATGGGCTGACAAGGGATGGCAACCTGTAAGTTTTCCTGATGAGTTGCGTGATCGCGTCAAGCTCCGTAACGCCACGATGATCGACGGCGTATACTACGCCATTCCGCAAGCCTGTGGCCTACCAGAGGTAGGCGCGGTGATCGGACTTGGTGAGACACTCAAAGAGGCTCTAGATGACGCTGTAGCCAACGCAGAGCAGGTTACAGGATACTATCTGGAAGCCAAGATGTCTGCCATCGACTCCATCAAAGAAGAGTGCGAAAAACTTGAAGAACTTGGAGTTAATATGTTTGATACCAAGTAATGCGCACAAATGAAATTGATTACATTCCTTCAAAAGGCATAACTAGAGGAGCAATGCGAGAAGAACCCATGAAAAATGGGTTTATTCGTAAACACCTTAATGGAGATGTCAGAAAATCTGATGGCATGGTTTTTTATGCATATCGATTTAGAAATGGAAAATATCAAGAAAATTGGAGAAGTGCAGAATCTTTTCAAAAAAGCCTAAAGCATGATGTTGAGGCAGGGCGCATTTATAGAAAAATGAATCCTGAAAAAATAAAAAAATGCAATAGGAGGTGGGTAGAAAAAAACAGATTGAAATATAACGCTATTTCAAAAAAGTGGATTAAAAACAATCCTGACAAAGCGGTTGAGTTTGCAGGTCGCCGCCGAGCAAGAGAAATGAACGCTTGCGTAATGTTGCATCGTGATCAACAAAAAATTATTGATTCAATCTATGATTATAGTCAACGGCTTGCAAAATGCATGGGTATCAAACACCATGTAGACCACATCATTCCTATATCTCGCGGCGGAATTCATGTGCATACGAATTTGCAAGTAATACCTGCTTCATTAAATTGCAGAAAACGCAATAAACTTCCCCATGAAATCGCCCAAGCCACTTAACCCTCCTGATCCGCCTCGCCGCGAAGAGGACATGCCTCCGTACAAATGAGAATTGACATCAAAGCGGTTGATCCATCCGTAGTAAGATATTCTACAGCAGGCGACTGGTGGTGGAATGGCGATGGCTCCCTGCAAATCTCAGTACCTGAATATGGAAGCCGCAACAGCAGTTTCCTAGTCGCCCTGCATGAGATGGTCGAGGCATGGCTTTGCCGCGCCGCTCACATCACCGAGGAGGAGGTTCTCAAGTGGGATCTTGACCACCCCGACAGCGATGAGCCTGCGGAGGAGAAAGGCTCGCCGTACATTCATCAACACAATACCGCGCTTAAGGTTGAGAAGATTGTAGCGAAGGCACTGGGCGTCGATTTTGGAAAGCATGACCACTGGGTGGTGAACGCCGCCGCTGAAGTCGATAGGCATCTTGACAGCGGAGTACCTGTGGCTCGCATCACCAAGGAGGGGTCTCGCTACTGGACTGAGTTACACCTATTCGCACTTCGCGTGAGCGGCGAGAACCTGTGCCATGATTATTGGTTCACCGAGTGGATGAAGTCTTTACCATTTGAGGGATGCCCATGCGAGCAGCACCTGAAAGATTTTGTGCGGAAGAATCCTCCTGATTGGAACGACTTTTTCAAATGGTCTGTGGATCTCCATAACGCCGTAAACGCACGAATTGGAAGGTTGACGATTAATGTTGAGATGGCGAAAAAGATGTGGGTGGATCGTCAATTCTGACGGCGTGACTGGCTACAGAGCCAGTGTTCATGAGGCTCAAAATAATTGTTGACGAATCATCGGTTGGGTTATAGGATGGTTGTGTAGTAAGAAATCCAACACACACCAAACACACATGAGCTACCCAACACACCCCTACGAAGTAGAAATCCACGATCAAGACGGCTATGCAGATTTAATTCAATCGTACCGCACAGAAGCGCAGGCGATTGAGTCCATGCCATACCACATTGCCAAGGCGCAGGCAGAGGCTGTAGACCATCCAGAGGATTACGCTGGATGCTTCTTCAAGCTGGTCAAGCATGAGGTGGACGGCATGAGCGAATGGCGTGAACCCATTGAAAGTTTTCAAATTTGATTACCGCCATGTACACATTTATATCCACTAAAAAACAACTTGATATGTTCAGGAAGCGGAATGAGAAAAAGCGGCAAGCAAGGATTGCAAAAGCCGAAGCAATGGAAACTGGATACCGAGAGCGTATCTTTGCAAAGCTAGATTGCCCTCCACCACCACAACCCAAACCGATCAAGATCACCTTATACGCTGACGCTCTTCTGCGGAGGCATGAACCATTACCAGCACAGGTTAAGCCTCGTCAGCAGGACTACAGCGACCACCAGTTCGAGCCGACCTACATAGGGCACCTCTGGGAGCCTGCTGGAGAGCGCAGATTTGAGGATTTTGAGAGATCCTACAACGGAGTGCAGCGCAAACTTGAAACGGGCAACCTGACGCACGACCTGACAACCTTGATTAGGACGCGAGGGTAAGGTATCATGACGCCATGCTGATAATGCTTGATTGTGACACAGAGCCACCTCCCTCAGTCCCTCCGATTGAGAGCATGGATCAGTTTTATAATTTTGTGGTCAAGGACATCGCACGCCTACAATTCTACAAGGTCTCAAACGCTAGATACATGGAGGGGAGATTTTACGCAGAACTCAACGCCACTGAGGCAGGGTGGATTTGGAACCTGTGCGAGATTCAGGAGGCCATGCCATGAGCTTTAAGAGGGTCTGTAGCGCGTTGATCAACGGAAAGCGATGGCAGATAGGGTTTGGCGTTGCTGGCGTCGATAACGACGGCCTGTGCAATTACGACAAAAAAAAGATAATTGTGAAGGCGGCGCACAATGGTCGCACTAGAACGCTTGAGGAGGTGACCATCCATGAGATTGCCCACGCAGTAATGCCACAGATCGATGAGCCAACAATTTTGCATCTTGCGGAGGTGTGTGCCGTGGTGCTTGAGAAGATGAAATCCGCAGAAGGCAGTAAATAAGCGGCTCCAGAGGCCATAAAATTATTTTCACTTTTTTTAATTTTGCTATTGCAAAACCCAAGCGATAGTCCATAATGATCCTATGAATCGAATCCAAATATACCCAGCAGGCGGAAATATCACCGAGCATCCATTCTATCGCAACCGCTCAGAATGGGCGTTCCTTACGCACGCCATGATCGACGGAAAATACGGATGCAAAATCTCTGGAAACTACCTCTGTCACGACACCTCTCTGGAAGATCAGAACGGACTGCCAACCTGCGTCACCTGCGCCAAGAAAGTTATCAAATCCAGAAAAATTTCCTAACCAACAACCAACACACACAACCCACACACACATGACATTCGAAACCTACATCACGATTGCCAGCACCCTCCGCGCTTCAATCCAAACATATTGGAAGAGGCGTAATACTGGAACTTTAGCCCATAACGCATGGGTGCGCATACAAATCAAAGACGCAGTAGAAGCATTGCGTTTCGTTCGCAACTCACCAGTCACCTACTAACCCACATCCAACACACACACCCATGACATACACCGAACACGAACAATTCGCCGCCGTTGAGCAAACTTGCGACGAGATCCGCAAAGAAAATGCCGACCTGCGCCTGTATATTTCTGAACTGCGCCAGCACATTGATGAGTTGAAGCATGGACTTGGTTACCTTTACAAGCTCAACTCCTTTGGAAAGACCAAAGAGTTGGCAGATACCATTGAGGAGCTACGCAAATGAGTTTGTCACCACTAGATCGCCAGTATCTCTCGGAGGCTAATGAAGCTAGAGATCAGGATATGTACAAGCACACTCCGTTCAAATGGAGTGGACTATCACCTCGCGGACAGGCAGTTCAAGACCTGCTAGATGACGGCTGGGAGGCACATGACTTCATTGAGCCTGCACCTGAAGAGGAGGATCAATGAACACCCCAAGGTTCTCACTCACCGAAGATCAGTGGGATCTGCTTATGGTCACACTATTAACAGATGCCGAAGATTCCGCTAAGTCAGGATACAAGGGCGACAGGGAAGTCGCTCGTCGCCTGACAACCATCATCCACAAATTCATCCAGTACAGAAAACTCACCAACCAATGAACACACAAACTGCCCAGTTACTCAGCACCATAGAGTCCCTCCTTCACAGCCAAGTCAAAATGGCTGAAGTGCATGGACTAGAAACCCTGCCGCATATCAGCGTGGCTCGCGCTCGCACAATCTTAGCCGACATACGAGCCGTGAAGACCGATGCCAAGCCGCCCAAAAGCGAACCTACCTACTTTAATCGCTTGGACAAAATTCATGCTTGACAAAGCTGTCAAAGTCTCTAAACCCAACCAGATGGAAACACATCCATATACAACAGGCAGAGACGAGATGCGTGAGCAAATAATTGCTTTCGTGTACGAAC